GCATATTTTAAATAAAAAAATCTGTGATATAAACTTATATGCCTAGGAAAAGACGAAAAAGAATAGCAGCTGATGGGGCTCCCGATATACCTTATCCGAGAGTCAGAGTGGAGTGGATTGATTGTGTCAGTGACTCTGGCTGGGCTACTGATAAAGAATTTGATAAGATGAAACTAGCAAGACCGGTTAATGAAGGTTGGTTGTATTCTAAAGATAATAAATCAATAAAGTTATTTGCATCATATGATAAAGATGAAGATGGAATTACTTTTGGGGATCGGACGATGATACCTCGTCAGTGGGTGAAGAAGATTCAGAAGTTATAACTTCACCTTCTATTTGTTTTGCATTGAGAATTGGTTCGTAATCTTCTAAAATTTGTTTCATTTTATTTTCTAATTCTTTTTCAGATAAATCTTCAAGTTTCCCGGTTTTAATTATTTTTCTATCTATATATAATCCTGCAGCTTTTCCTCTATTAGCTTCCGCATTAACTGCCGATGAAAAAGATCCTTTCTTTAATGCTGCCTCTCGTAATCTTGCAAGTTCTGCAACATGACCTTCGTAAGTTACTTCATGTTTTCTTAATCTTTCTTCTTTTAATTCTCCGATATGTTTCACTACAAGTGGAGACAATCTTGGGTTGGTGAGCTCTGAACCTTCTTGTCTAGCTCTTTTTGGAGAATAACCTGCCCTAATTGCTGCCTCAGTTTTAGTGACGGGACCATTTTCATCACCGAAAACTAGGAATTCTGCAAATCTTTGTTGCATTTCAGTTAATCTCTTTGGTACACCCATAAGTTGACAATTTAAGGTAACTCTCCTATAAAGTCAAGAATGAAAGCATACAAAGGAATTAACTAATGTTTGTTAAACATCTACAAGAATATTTAGATAAATTTACTGAAGGACCTAAAGGTATGAAAGGAAACGCAGTAAGTAATGCTAGAATTTACATCATGACTTCTAAGGGTTATTTAGAAGAAATCAAAAGAATTGAAGTGCATGAAAGCAATAATCCAAAAGATACATCAATAAGAGTAGTTTTAAAACCTAATACAGAGGAAAAATTGATATTACCTCAAGGTTATATTAAGGATTATTAGGGGGTGTAGGAGCAAAACACCCCCTATTAACTTTACTTTTTTTCTAAAGTAAATTTTTCTAAATTTGTAAGTCTTTTATTAATGATATGATTTAGTTCTTTTTGAGACTCAATAATATCTTTAAGATTATTAAAAGCTTTTAAAATCTCTTCATCTGTAAAAACTTTATTTTCTGTTTGCATTTTCCCTCCTTTCTAAACACACTCCCAACAATATTTGGGATTAATTTGACTTTGATTTTTATATAAAGTTGCATCACAATTCTTGGCTTTACATATCGTAACACCTTTCAATATATTTTTTTTCTCGATAGCAAGTAACTCATCAAAAGTTTCATTTCCTCGTAACTTGACACCATTGAAAGATTTTAATTTTTCTACTTTCTTATGATTTATTTTCATCTTCCTCCATAAATTTAGAAAATTCTTTACTAACTTTTTTAGTCGCAATACTAGATACTATAAATACAATAGTTCCAACCACCACAAACAAGAATAAAATAATTATTACAATTAAGTCTAATATGTTCATCTTTCTTCCTTTCTTAATTCCTTTTCAATATTCTCTATCTGTTCTTTTCGAATAGGAATAAATTTTTTTGCTTTCATAAACGATTTATTTAATTGTTCTTGCTTAAACAATTCTATATCTATTTGTCTAATTCTTATTATGGATATTAAAAACAAGATAAATCCAAATACCAATAAGAACAGACCAATATATAAAATTAAATTATAATCTATCATTTTGTCTCCTTATCATAATTATACTTTACTTTTAATTTTCGTTGATTACCTCTTGCAAACGTAAATTTCCAAGTGTTGTCATCAACAATTATCTTATGTGCTTTCATTCTTAACTTTTCACTTTGCTCAAATAGTTTTTTTATTTTTTCATTGTCTGCAATTGACGAATGAACCATGTTAGACCCATTAAACCAATCAGCAACCATTTCAGCATCATATTGACTTATTCTTTTTTTCATCTTTCTTCCTTTCTAGTTTTATTTTATATCTATTATAATAGACACCACCCACACAACTCAAAATATTTCTCAAGGTTTGTTCCATGAGCCATTTTACATTATCTTGAGTTGGTAAGTTTTTTTTCATTCATCTTCGCCCTTACTTATTTGTGCTTTTGTAAAGTGATCCCTCATGTCTCCTTCACAAAAATTTTCTTCTTTATCTAATTTTTTTACCTCCTCAACCTTTTTAGATCCGTAAAGATCCTCATAACTATCATTCTTTACCATTTGATCCCACTCCTCTAAAATTTCTTGATAAAGTTCCTTATCAGAGTGATAAGATTCTGCACTTGCAAAACCTTTTTTGTATCCTTCTTTAAATGCAGTTTCTAACATAGCATAAATATCTCTATGTTTTACATCTTTATCTATGTCTAAAATTTCATCTGCATAAGCCCAAAACATTTCCTCAACTCTTTTGTTAGGAAAACATTTTTTTCTATCTATCGCTTTTCTTTCATCTTTTACTGTTTTCATTTTTCTTTCTCCTTTTTGTTTTTTCTATCATTTATAATCCCATAAATTATATTATCAAGAATTATTTTTAAACACCACCTGGAGTTGTGTCCGTGAGCTTGGACACAACATATTGTATTTTAAGCAACCCTTAATCGTTTTAATGTTTTAGCTTCTTTATCTGTAATATTTAAGATTGAATGAACACTAATTGCATTCATTTCCCAATCATCCCAAAAAACATTTGTCTTCAATCCATTACTATTCTTTTTGGATAAATTCCAAAATTTTTTGCAATATTGATATTCTGTCATTTCTTTATCGAAAATATATTGATCGCTATGTTCATAATCTCCGATAGTCATTTCAAACTTAACTAATATATTATTTTTTGCCATTTTATTTTTCTCCTTTCTATTCGACCCTCATTATTTCGATGTCTTGCATCATTTCATCAACTTGATATTTTTCTCCAAGTTCCATTTCTTTTAAATCTTTAATGGTGTCATTGTCATATTGATACTCATTAAAAAATTTAATTGGATCGTCAACTCTGTTTGATGTATGGCAACCACATTTTTTGTCAAATAGTTCATTATGGTCACAAGCATCGCCACTCCAACGAACAATGAAAAATTTCATTCCTTTTAAATCTTTCACTAATTCTTCATAACTTGGTTGTGGTTCTTCTTTTGGTGGTTCTAAATGTTTAAAATGAATTAATTCATCATCAGTTAAACCATAGTATTCTTTTGGATCAACCAACGATCTCATACATTCAGTAGTATAAGGATCTGTTATAAAAAAACCCTCAAAATCAAAACCCTTCGTCCCACTTTGATTAGTTATTATTTTTACCATTTTCTTTTTCTCCTTTCTTAACCATTGTTAGCATTTCCTCGAATGAATTAGTTGTTCCAATATCTTCACTATATTCACCGTGTTCGTCTAATTTCATTAATGAAAATTTATACTTTATGTTTTCTGCTTTCATCTCTTTACTATCAAGATCAAAAAAGAAAACTTGAACATTGCCTTTTTTATTTGTGTATGAAGGGGCAAGATCATTATTATAAGATGAACATTCAAACCCCCTTTTTTTAAGGTCTTCAATATTACAATTCATATTGTAATTATTGTAACCGTGCCAAGTAACTATACTATTTACCATTTTTTTTTCTCCTTTTTGTTTCTGATCTCATCAGTTGAGGATTAACCTCAAGACCCCCTTGAGGGGGTTTCGATCTATTTCAAATTGTTTTTAATCAAACTTTGATTATAAGTGCTATTGATCGCACTAACAATTTGACCTTCAACCTTTCTTTTTTCTTCCTCTCTCTTTTTAGTTTCTTCTGAATTGTTGTCTTGTCTCATTCTTTCCAAATCTTTTGGATCTGAAAGATTATATTCAGAAACTTTTTCAATTTTAACTGTTACTTTTTCCATAACTTTGTTGATTGCTTTTATTCTTTCAATCTGTTTCTTTTGTAACAAACTCAAAGAATTATAATCAATCTTTGAAAGAAAGCTTTCAAGATCCTTTTCACTTGTTCCATATTTCCAAAGCCCAATTGATTTAATGTGTTCATTCTCATCTATAAATAAAACATCAACTGCATTATAAGTTGATTTTTTAACTGCACACCATTTTTCAGTTTTAGGATTTAAAGTACAAAAACAAACTCTGTCGCCTTTTGTTTTGTTTGTTTCAATCCAAGTTCTTCTCTTAGTTTTTAATCTAAAACCCCAAGGATAATTTGAAACCTCAACAGCATTTTCAAAACTGTCTTTATTATAAACATACTTAGTCATTTTTTCTTCTCCTTTTTTTGTTTCTGATCTCATCAGTTGAGGATTAACCTCAAGACCCCTCAATTGAGGGGTTTCGATCTATTCTATTATTTTTTCAACTACTTTGATCCAACCTTTTCCCCAAGGATCAGTTGATTTTCCTCTTTCTACAAAAACACCTTCTTTTGTAACTTTTAATTTTTCATCTTTTATTAAATCTTTAAATAGTACAACAACACCATTTTCCATACACATTGAATTTAAACCAAATCCCCTTGGTGCATTGTTCCAAATTTTAAAAGCTTGATCAAATGTAAGTCTTTTTTTGTTGCTTTTCATATTTTTAAAAGTTTGTTCAACAACTTTTGAAACATCTTTTAAACTTTGTCTTTCTTGTTCTCTACTCATTTTTTCTTCTCCTTTTTTGTTTCATATATTAGGGAGATTATAGGATAATCAAAAGTAATCAATATAATAATTCGATAATTTCAACAAAACCTGGATATAGTAGGTCCCGGATTTTAGGCACAAGATATAGTGTTTTCAACTTGAAATTGTTTCTTTTTGAATGTATGTGTTACTTTAAATATTAATGAAGAATGAAAGTAAATTTTATCACGAAATCAAAAAGAATTTATATGAAATTAGTTGGATTAGACTTGAAAATTCTGTCCTTCTTGGGGTTGCTGATTTATTGGGCTATAATGTTAATTGCTCCTTTTTCACAGTAGAATTAAAAGTTGCGAGAGGTAACAAGGTTACGTTCTCACCTCATCAAATCGCCTTTCATATTAGACACCCAAAGAACACCTTTATTTGTGTTAAGGGGCAAGGTTCGAGGTCTCCGAAACTTTTTGAAGGGGCAAAGGTTCGAGAGCTTTTGAAAGTGGGATTTAAATCAAAAGCAATTGCCGAAGGTTATGAAGAAATAAAAAAGGTTCTTGGTTCGTTGTAAATGTTCCGATAAGTAAAGTTATCGGACATTTGTATTGATAGTCGAGAATTATCATTAGTAATAATGATCCAAGTTTCTTGGTCAAAAGATACTAAGCCAAATCCAAAAACCAAAGAACATGGAACACCGACCCCCCCTAAACACAAAAAGGAATCCTAATATATCTAGCTATGGCTAAGACTTAGACTGTTAATGTTGGTAAAAACGTTTTCATTAGGTATAGTAACCCTAAAAAAATTTTAAAAATTTTTAAATGAATTTGGATAAAGTAGACATAAGTAAATTACCTTCTGATGTAAGGAGACAGTTCTTGCAGCTACAAGTAATGCATGCTGAAAAAAAGATACAGAATAAAGCTAAGGATGACTTCTTATCTTTTGTAAAATGTGTATGGCCTGATTTCGTAGAGGGTTCTCACCACAGACACATTTCTGACAAATTTAATAAATTAGCAAACGGTGAAATAAATCGTTTGATAATCAACATGCCCCCTAGACATACCAAGTCGGAGTTTGCCTCATACTTACTTCCTGCTTGGATGGTGGGCCGTGAGCCGAAGCTCAAGATTATTCAAGCAACCCACACGGGCGAACTAGCAATACGATTTGGTCGTAAGGCAAAAAATTTAATTGATAGCG